CCTTTAGGACCCGGTGGTAAGAAGAAAAAGAAAAAAGGTAAAAAATAATGGCAAAGTACGCAACAGGTAAATACGCAAGAGCCATATCAGATAGATCAGGTATGGAGTTTCCATATAAAGAAATGGTTAGAGAGTGGAATGGATCATTTGTCCATGTTTCAGAGTTTGAACCAAAGCAACCACAACTAGAGCCAAAACCAATGAATGGTGATTCTATATCTTTAAGAAATGTAAGACCTGACAGAATAGAACCAGCTGTGGCCGTTCTTTTAGGAAATAATCCTTTTTCTATAACTGCAGCTTCTCAAACAATTACTGTTACAGAAAATAACCATGGCAGAACAAGCGGGGATACGGTAAGATTTAGAAATGTTCAAGGAAGTCCTGGAGGAGTAGATTTTTCTACCTATGAAAATTCTTCAGGATTTAGTATAACAGTTACTACAACAGATAAATACACTTTTAGTTTAGGAGCAACTCCAAGTGTAACAGAAGAAGGAGGAGGACCAACTGTGTCAGCAGGGCCAGTTACTTTAGTAGCATGATAAAAAAATTAAAAAACTTTATTTGTAAAATATTTGGTATTAAACAATGTGCTTGTTCCGATGAACCTTTAGAATTAAACCTGGAGGAACTGGTGGACAAAGAAGTTATAAATAGAAAACAAGATAAGATAAATAAAAAACATAGCAAGGGGTCAGAATAATGTCTGGAATAAGTGCATCAGGATTAAAAACACAAATAAAAAGTTATACAGAAGTTGACTCTAATGTTTTAACAGACGCTGTTTTAGAAAACATAATTCTAAATGCACAATATAGGATTATGAGAGACATACCCATAGATGCAGATAAAAAACAACAAACAGGTAATTTAGTTGTTGGGCAGGAAACTATTAATGCTCCAGCAGGAGCTTTGTTTATTAGAGCCATACAAGTTTATGATTCAACTTCGGCTACAACAGGTGCCAATACTTTCTTAGAAAAAAAAGATATTACATATCTACAAGAATTTGTTTCATCCACAGAATCAGCAAAAAGAGGTAAACCTAAATATTATGCTATGTTTGGTGGTGCTACTGGAAATACAGATACTACTTCTGGAAGAATGATGTTTGCTCCAGTGCCTGATTCAACATATAAATTTAGAGTTCATTACGATAAAATGGTAGGTATTTTAGAAAATAACGATACTAATTATATCAGTCTTAATTTTCCAAATGGTCTATTATATTGTTGTTTATCTGAGGCTTACGGTTTTCTAAAAGGTCCAATAGATATGTTGACACTATATGAAAATAAGTATAAACAAGAGGTACAAAAGTTTGCTAATGAGCAAGTAGGTAGAAGACGAAGAGACGACTATACCGATGGTGCTATTAGAATACCGATAAAATCGGCAAACCCGTAGGAGATTAAAATATGGCAATAACATCTGCAATATGCACAAGTTTTAAACAAGAACTTTTAGTCGGCACTCACAACTTTACGGCTACAACAGGAAACACTTTTAAAATAGCTTTATTTACAAGTTCAGCTACGTTAGGAGCTGGCACAACAGCTTTCGCAACAACCAACGAAATTACAAATTCTTCAGGAACTGCGTACACATCTGGAGGCGCTACACTTACAAGTGTAACACCAACAACAGACAGCACAACTGCTATTTGTGATTTTGCTGATGTAAGTTTTACCTCTGCATCTTTTACAGCAAACGGTGCTTTAATTTATAACTCATCACAATCAAACAAAGCAGTAGCAGCCATAGCTTTCGGTTCAGACAAAACCGTAACAAGTGGTACATTCACAATTCAGTTTCCTGACGCTTCAGCAACAGCCGCTATCATAAGATTAGCATAAGGAGGTCTTCCTTATGGCCAATTCTTGGAATGAATCGGGCACAACCTGGGGACAGAACACCTGGGGAACTCAATCACAACATATAATTTCTCCATCAGGAGTTTCTGGAACTTTTACTTTAGGAGAGTTATCTGCTTTTAATACAGCAGGATGGGGCTCTGATGGTTGGGGAGAAGACGGTTGGAGTGGATCTTTTATAGTAGCTATAACTGGGGTATCCGCAACTTTATCCGTTGGTTCACCTGATGCCTTTCAATCAAATGGTTGGGGTAGAAATGGTTGGAATGAAGAGCCGTGGGGCGAAAGTTTTAATCCTGTTGTTAAGATAACAGCTCCAGGAGAAATGACTCTATCTTTAAATGCAGATGGAGTATCTTCATTTAATGTATTTGGTTGGGGTAGACAATCTTGGAATAATTCAGGATGGGGCGTTCAATATACTGTTGAACCTTCTGGTATATCTTCAACTGTATCTTTAGGTTCTGTTGATGCACAAGGTTTTCAAGAAGACTCGCCAGCGGGTTATGAAATATCTTCTTCTATTGGATCTGTAACTGTTGCAGATGTAGCTTTTGGAATATCTGGACTTGAAATGACTTCTACTTTAGGAGACATTGCAAACGCAGGAACACTAGTTGGTTGGGGTAGAAATGGTTGGAGTGAAGAACCTTATGGTGATTCATTTAACAAACTAGTTCAAATTAATGAAAGCTTAAGTTCGACTTCAGCAGTTGGAACTATAGATCCCGCAGATCAATTTATGGGATTAACAGGAGTGTCCTCAACTTCTTCTGTTGGAAGTATAAGTCCAGCTGATGTAATGGGATTAACAGGAGTGTCCTCAACTTCTTCTGTTGGAAGTATAAGTCCAGCTGATGTAATGGGAGTAAGCGGAGTTTCATTTACCTCTTCTGTTGGAACAATAGATCCTGCAGATCAGTTTATGGGATTAACAGGAGTATCTTCAACAACTGGAATAGGAAGTGTTGAAATTACAGAAACACAACTAGTATTACCTTCTGGTGTTTCTTTTGCAAGTTCTGTTGGAGAAATTATACCTGAAATAGGTGTTCCTATAACAGGATTATCTTTCACATCTTCTGTCGGGACATTATCACCAGCAGATGTTATGGGATTAACAGGTATAGAAATAACAGGTTCTGTTGCAGCAAATATTGGAATACAAGCTTATCAAGAGATTGACACAGGTTCTAATTCAAGCTATAACAACGTTGCAACTGGCTCAAATACAAGCTATAGTGACGTAGCATAGGAGATAAAATATGGCATCAACATACACACCTCTCGGTGTAGAACTTCAAGCAACTGGTGAAAACGCCGGTACATGGGGAACTAAAACTAATACTAATTTACAAATCATAGAGCAAATCTCTGGTGGGTTTACACAGCAATCAATTGCTGGTGGTGCACAAACTACCGCTTTATCCGTTTCTGATGGATCAACTGGTGCAGTTTTATCTCACAGAATGATTGAGTTCACAGGAACTATTACAGGAAATCAAATTGTAACTATTCCTTTAGATGTTCAAACATTTTATTTTTTAAGAAATTCAACTTCAGGTGCATACACTGTTCAATTTAAATATGTATCTGGATCTGGAGATACTTTTACTTTTGCAACAACTGACAAAGGCGATCAATTAGTTTTTGCAACAGCTAACGATGGTACAAACCCAGATATTATAACTTTAAACTTTGGTGATGTTACACTTGGTGGGACTGAAACTTTAACTAACAAAACTTTAACTTCACCTAAAATTGGCACATCAATTTTAGATACTAACGGAAACGAACTTGCACTTTTAACAGCTACAAGTTCCGCAGTAAATGAATTTACGGTTGCAAACGCAGCAACTGGTGCGGGACCAACTATTTCTTCTACAGGTGATGATTCAAATATTGATATTAATATAACTCCAAAAGGAACTGGAGATGTTGTTTTAGCTGGAGACACAGTAAAAGTTGGAGATTCTGGAGCAGCAGCTACATTAACTTCCAACGGTGCTGGAGCACTTACAGTTACAACAGGTGGTGCAGCAGATCTTGTTTTAAGCACAAACTCTGGAACAGATTCTGGAACTATTACAATTACAGATGCGGCTAACGGAAATATATCTCTTGTCCCTAATGGAACTGGAGATGTTGTTCTTTCAGCAGATACAGTAACAGTTGGAGATGATGCAACAGCAGCTGTTTTAACTTCACAAGGAGCAGGAACTCTTACAGTTACAACTGGTGGAGCATCTGATCTTATTTTAAATACTAATAGTGGAACAGACTCATCTTCAATAACAATTACAGATGCGGCTAACGGAAATATTTCTTTAACAAACAATGGAACTGGAGAAGTAGTTATAGGAAGTGGTACAGCTTCTGGAAAAATTACAACCTCTGGAGCAAACGATCTAGTTTTAGACACAAATTCTGGAACTAACTCAGGAAATATAACAATTACAGACGCAGCAAATGGAGATATAACTATTTCTCCTAACGGAACTGGAGTTGCAAAAGCAGTGGATGCTGCTGATGCCACTGGTGCAATTAAAATTGCAGGAAAAGAAACCATGTGGGTTCCCGCAGTTGCCATGTATCCTAACACTACAAGTGGTTGTGCAGATTTAGCACAAACAGAACTAGGAAATGGTCCTGAACTTAAAACATTAGATTTTGATAAAGACTCAGATGAGTTTGCACAATTTGCTGTCGCTTTCCCTAAATCATGGAACGAAGGCACAATAACTTTTCAAGCATTTTTTACAGCAGATTCAACAAACACTGGAACTACATCGTGGGCTTTACAAGGAGTCGCGTTAGCTGATGATGGAAGTCTTAACACTGCATTTGGAACTGCGGTTGCACCAACAGCAAAAGCTCACAGTGGAACAGCAAACGATTTAGATGTTACAGCAGAAAGTGGTGCAGTAACTATTGCAGGTTCACCTAGCACAGATGAATATGTATTTTTTCAAATTTCGAGAGACGTGTCAGCGGATGATTTAACAGCCGATGCAAAATTACTTGGTATTAAATTATTCTTTACAACTGACGCTGCTAACGACGGATAAGAGGTATAGAATATGAAAGAATGGGATCTTGATTATATTGAGAATCTTATAAACAATGCCAAAGGCAGTAAGAAAAGAGATACTAAACCCAAAAAAAAATCTTTTGGATATCAAGTCTTAGGTTTTGGTTCTGGAGGAGCTGTTGCTAAATTTATACAAGCAACAGGAGGAACTACTGCTAGTGGTGGCGGGTTTAAATATCATACTTTTACAAATCCAGGAACTTTTTCAATAAGTGAATTAGGAAATGTTTTAGCCTCACCGGGTGAACATGTTGATGTTTTAGTTGTCGGTGGCGGCGGAGGCGGAGGCGGCACGGGTGGAAATGATGCAGCCGGAGGCGGAGGTGCGGGCGGATATAGACAAATAAGCACAATCCCTGTCACTACAACAAACTATTCTTTTACAATCGCTGGAGGCGGCGGAGGTGGATCAAACAGAGGAAAAGGCAGCGCTGGAGGATCATCTTCAGGAATGGGGTATACTTCGTCAGGCGGCGGAGGAGGAGGTGCGGAAGGCCCTAACCCTAGGGGTGGAAATCCTGGAGCGTCCGGTGGCGGCGGAGGTGGATACACTGGCCGTGGAGGGACTGGAAATAATCCATCTGTAAACCCTGCACAAGGAACTGCTGGTGCAGATGATGCCGGAATAAGATTAAATTTAAACATAACTGCTGGAGGCGGTGGCGGAGGACTTAATGCTACTGATCAAAGTTCACCTACAAATATTCAAGATGGAGGCCAAGGCGGTGACGCTGGAGGTTTTGCAACTGTTACAGGAAAAGGAGAGGGCGGAAGATTTGCCGGAGGCGGCGGAGGCGGCTCAGATCATAGAAACACAAGTACATCTCCTGGAGGAACTGGTGGACAAGGCGGAGGCGGAAACGGTTTTGGAGAACCATCAGGAGCACAAGCTGGAGACTCGAATACCGGCGGTGGCGGCGGAGCAGCTGGCGGACAAAACGGTGGATCACCCGCTGGAGCCTCTGGAGGTTCTGGTATAGTAATTGTAAGATACAAGGATGGATCAGCGTAATGGCACACTTTGCAAAATTAGATGAGAACAACAACGTTATAAACATAGAATGTGTGGGAGATGAAGATTGCAATAATAATGATGATGAGGCTGCTGGAATTGCTCACCAAACAGCAGTAACCGGTTATTCTAACTGGAAGCGAACTTCATACAATACTTTTGAAAACACACATAAGTTGGGGGGTACACCCTTTAGAGGAAATTATGCAACTATAGGTGGCACGTATGATCCAGTAAACGATCAATTTTATCCAGCTAAAACAAACGCATCTTGGGTAAAAGATGTTGCAAATGCAAAATGGGTAGCACCCATACCTTACCCTACTATTGACGACAACCCTGACATGAGTATTAATTGGGACGAACCTAATTATAGATGGGTTAGAAATACGTCTCCTAGAGCTGAGAATCCAGAACAAGCTTGGGATACAAATACTTTATCCTGGATAGACCTATAACATTTGACATTATTTTTTACTGATATATAAGTATTCCTGAAAGTTATGGAAAGAAAAATACTATCAGAAACAGAAATTTGTTTTGGGACTGTTAACGAGTTTCAAAAATTTGATAAAGAAGATATCAAAGATTTTATTTTAAAACATAAAGATGAAAGATCCTTTGATCCATTTTCAAATAGATTTTATGATATTAAATTCCCATATCATAATAATATATACACTCTTCAATGTTATCTTAGAGATGTATATAAATTAAAATCTGGTAGAGGTTTAGTTCCTTTTTCTTGGTCTGCACAAATATTAAATGAAGGAGAAAATTCTTTTAAAAGAAACCATCTTAATGAAACCGATTTACAAAATTCACCTGATATAACTTTTATTGTACCCATACAGGGAGATACTTTGCTGACAGTAGAGTATTCAGATCACAGAGACAAAGGTAGATTCTGGGTTGTGCCTTTTACAGAAAACGAGTTTGTAGCTTTTAATAGTGACCTAGAATATTATATAAATAAAAATTCAAAAGAAGAAGAACTAATATATTTAATATACAATTATAAGAAAGATTAATGAATCTAAGATACACGTATTGGTATTTTAAAGGAGTATTGCCTATAAGATTTTGTAATCAAGTTATAGATCTTGGTTTATCTAAAAATGATCAAAGAGCTATAATTGGTGATGAGGCTACAGCATTAAAAGAAAACAGAAAAATATCTACTAAAGATAGAAAAATGTGGAAAGAAATTAGAAACTCAGACATATCTTGGTTAGATGAAAACTGGATATACAGAACAATTGATCCTTTTGTTCAAGAAGCAAATGAAAATGCAGATTGGAATTTTAGATACGATCACATTGAGCCCACACAATTTACTAAATATAAATTAAACCAATACTATGATTGGCATCAAGATTCTTTTCCTGGCGCATACAAAGATGGCAATAAAGCAGGTAAAATTAGAAAACTTTCTGTAACATGTAATTTAAGTGATCAAACTGAGTATGAGGGTGGAGAACTAGAGTTTTTAAATTTAGCTAGAAGACCTGATAAAAAAATACAATCAATAAAATGTAAAGAAATATTAGAGAAAGGATCTATAATCGTATTTCCTTCTTTCGTGTGGCATAGGGTTACGCCTGTTACAAAAGGAACTAGATATTCTTTAGTTGCTTGGAATTGTGGACATCCGTTTATATGATTAATAAATTTAAAAAACAAAACTATGTTGTTATAAAAAATGCAATAGATAAAAATCTTGCTGCGTTTCTATACAATTATTTTTTATTAAAGAGACAAGCTGCAAATACTTTTTTTAAAACTAAATACATATCTCCAAAAGAAACTATGTTTGGAACTTGGAATGATCCACAAGTTCCTGATACGTTTTCAATATACGGAGATGTTGCTTTTGAAACTCTATTGTTAAAATGTCAACCTGTTATGGAGTCTACAACAAATTTAAAACTTCATCCTAATTATTCTTATGCTAGAATATATAAAAAGGGTGATGTTCTTAATAGACATAAAGATAGATTTAGTTGTGAGATATCAACCACTATGTTTTTAGGTGGAGATAGATGGCCTATTTATTTAGAGCCCTCTGGAAAAAATAATGAAAAGGGTGTTAAAGTAGATTTATTGCCCGGAGACATGTTAGTTTACAAAGGCAAATTTTTAGAACATTGGAGAGATAAGTTTCAAGGCAATAATTGTGGTCAAGTATTTCTACATTATACAAATGTAAAAACCAAAGGATCAAAAGAAAATTTGTTTGATGGAAGATACCATGTTGGTATTCCAAAAGATATAAAAGCGGGAAACATAAAATGAGTGATGTGTTTCAAATATTTTCAACACCTATTTTAAAAAAGAAATTAAACTTAGATTTAAAAATACTAAACAAAACAATAAAAACAATACAAAAGAAAAATAAAAATATTAACAAAACTAATGTGGGTGGTTATCAAAGTCCTGAACTAGATTACAAAAACATAAAAGAATTTAAAAGTTTAATTAATGATATTTTATCTGAGTCTCATAAGTTTGCTGCAAATATTCTTATTTACAAAAAAAAATTAAAAATAAATAATATTTGGTTTAACATAAATAATTACAAAGACTTTAATAAAAGTCATACCCATCCTAGATCTTTAATATCGGGAGTGTTTTATGTTAAAACACCTTTGGTTGACTCTGATGATTATGAGCAATCTAAATTAAAAGGTATGTTAACTTTTGAAAACCCACAAGAAGATATTGAACACTATTATCCATGGGCACATAGAGGAGGACAAAACGCTTTTGTAACAGATGAGTTTTCTTTTCCACCATTTGATAACGGTTTATTTTTATTTCCATCTTGGGTAAAACATTATGTAAACCCAAATATGTCAAAAGAAGAAAGAATATCAATAGCATTTAATGTGAGTCCTGTATGATTAAAATAGAACCAATAACATCCTATTATGCCATTACTAAAATTCCTAATTTTAAAAAACATAAAAAAATTTTATTAAGGTATTTTGAGGAGATGGAAGGAGCACCTTTTGATAAAGACAGACAAGATATATCAAAAACAGATTGGAATGTGCCGCCAAATGTTCCCAGAAATTATATGCAGTATTTTATAGATATGGTGATGCCTGTTTACACAAAAGCAGTGGAAGAATTATCTTATGGTACTTTTATGATCGATAATGTTTGGTTTCAACAATATGTTAAACATGGCATGCATGATTGGCATATTCATGCTGAACATAATTTTTCTAATGTTCTGTTTGTTGAATTACCGAAAGGAACAGAAACACAATTTTTAGATCCTTTTAGAAAAAAAGTTATTATACCAAAAGTTAAAGAAGGAGACATACTAATAGCACCAGGATCTTCGTGGCATAGATCGCCGCCTAATTTAACAAACAAAAGAAAAACCTCTCTTGTATTTAATAGTAGATTTAAAGGTAATAAGCCTTTTCAACACAGAAATGATTACCCGTGAAATTACACCACAATTTATATTCTGTAAAAAATTTTTATTCTTTTAATAAAAAAGATAAAAAAAATTTAATAAAACATATTTTAAAAGATAAAGAAAAATATGATAATAAACCTCAATCAAAAAAAGAGTTTGGTAATTTTAAAATTAGGCCACATTCTTCGTTATCAAACATGTATGATAAATTTTTAGATGAATGTAAATCTACATTAGGTAAATTTAAATTATTTAAACATAACTCTAAGGATTTTCATTGTCTTTGTACCAATAAAAATTATTATGCCTCTGTGCCTCATGACCATATGTTTTCATCCACGATAGTGGGTGTGTATTATTTAAATGTACCAGATAATAAAGGAGCTATATTATTTAAAGTAAATGATGAATGGGGATCGTATCAACCAAGTGAAAAAGAACTTTTAATCTTTCCAAGCTACCTAGAACATGATACTCTTAAAAACGATACAGAAGAATGGAGAATAAGTATAAACATGGAGATACTTTGTAATCACATATGGTTAAGATAGTTTCTAATATATTTACAAACTCAACTAATAAAACTATTCTAAAACATTTAGGAGAGCTTCCTTTTTACATAGCCAAGGATCATGGATCACGAAGCAGAATTGATGCGGTGTTTGAAAAAAATAATCATGGTTTTAGTCATTCTACTTGGTTGCATAGAAAAAGTGGTGAAACATATAAGACACCTCTTAATTTATATGCAGATATTATTTTTGAAAAAGTTGTTGATGAATTAAAATTAGGAAAGGTAGCGTTAAATAGAATATTTTGGAACATGTATTTTAAAAACTCTGAAACAGAACTACATCAAGACATATCTAAAGAATTACCAAATGCTTATTCAATAGTATACTCTATACACGACAGTGGTGGTGGTTTAATAATAGATAATAAATTTATAAAAGATGTGCCCGGAGAGGCAAAGGTCTTTAAAAGTAATTCTTTTCACAAAGGCACGGGCCCTAAAAAAACAAACGTAAGATTTAGTTTAAATATTTTATATGAAGAAGTTAATAGTTAAAGATAATTTTATAGGAGCTAAAAAGATAAAAGCTTTAAATGAGTATTGTAAAAACATTCCTCATCAATATGGACATACTTCAAATTGTAGCAAAAAAGACATGTCTTTCTATATGGCCAATATTAACCCTACGCTAAAAAATATAAATTATGTATGTCAGAAGATAGTTAACTTACACGGTGGTGATCTAGCTTTTTTTGATACATATATAAATGTTCAGTACGCTGGAATGAATGGGTCTTTTCATAAAGACGAAGGACACTACACTTGGGTGTTAATGATATCGCCCACGTTGACTAAAGGCTCTGGATGTTTTATAACAAAAAAACAAAGTGTTGATTTTGTACAGGATAGATTAATTTGTCTTCCTGCTAAAACGCTTCATAAAGGTATGGCACCAAAAGAGTTAGCTATTCCAAGAATAACAATGGCGTTTAAAACGGAGAAAGTAAATGAATTTTATAAAAGAGTATACGGTAAGTAAAAGTATTTGTAAAAAATTAATTAAATACTACGAAGCTAGCCCGCATAAAGAAACATTAAAAGATCAAATTAGACATATGAATTATATTTTTGTAAACTCTTCGAACCCTATTATTGCACCATATTTACAACAACTAACAAAAGCTATAGAAAAATATAAAGAAGCATACCCTGTTTTATACACAATACCTGGTTTATGGAGACTTTATGAAAACATAAAAATACAGAAGTATGATCCAGGTCAATCTTATTTTTCTTGGCACTGTGAAAGATCTGGAGAGACAGGAAATGTTACAAGAGTTTTAGTTTTTATGACATATCTAAATACCGTAGAATCTGGTGGAGAGACAGAGTGGAGATATCAAAAATATATTACAAAACCTGTAGAAGGCTCTACTGTTATATGGCCAGCCGAGTGGACTCATGAACACAGAGGTAAAGAAACAAAACAAACTAAATACATAATTACTGGATGGTACAACTATGATTAATGGAAATTTTACATATTGGGGTCCGCTTTTATATTTTACTAAGATAAGCAATAAGGATGTAAAAACATTATTAAAAAATTGTAAAAAAGATATTAAGTTTGATGCTAGAAAACAATTAGCCGGTATAATAGAAGATGAATACAATTTTAACTTTCAAGTGTATCAAGAAGTCATGGCTAAATATATACCTGATTTTTTAAAAGCGTGGAATGTATACTATAATGAAAAAATACATAAAATAGAAATTTCAAATTCTTGGGTAAACTATATGAAAGCAGGAGAGAGTAATCCTAACCATATTCACACAGAGTGCGACCTATCTAGTGTTTTGTATCTGCAAGTTCCACAAGGTATTAAAAAAGAAAACAAACAATACATAGGAACATCTAGAGGCCCAGGTATGGTAAACTTTACTTATGGAGATGTTAGACCTTACAACACAATAGAACATTCTTTTATGCCAGAGGTAGGGCAATTATTTATATTTCCTTTTAATTTAGAACACTCTGTAAATTCTTTTAAATCAAAAGGTGAGCGAATATCTTTAGCTACAAATTTTAATATTATTAAGTAATGCCTTTTGATTATTATTATTTAAACAATGTATTAGATGATCATCAAATAAAAGGATTACTAAATATAATAAATAAGAATGAAGTATACGCTAGCGATAACAAAGCAACATCTTCTTTAAAAACATCTAAGGTAAAACACACAGAATGGCACTTTATAAAAAGTTGGTTAGATGATGTCTATTGCAATGTGTTAGAAATAAACAAACAACACTTTGGTTACAATCTTTATCCTTTAAAAAATAACGATATAATTAGCACTAATGAATATGGACCAAAAACTGAATATACTTGGCACAAAGACTCTTCTAATAATTTTAACCACGATATTAAGCTAACGGTTATAATAAATATATCTACAGATAAATATACAGGGGGAGATTTTGAATTGTTTTTAAATGGGATACACAAAGATAAAAGTCTAATTAAAACACCAGGTTCTTTGGTTATTTTTAAATCATACATAAATCATCGAGTCAAACCAGTCATCAAAGGCACTAGAAAGACGCTTACGCTCTGGTTGACGGGACCCAGATTTATATAGTATAAGGTAATAAAACCTTATATAATGGGCCGCTATGCTACAAAAGATAGGATTTCAACCAGGTATAAACAAGCAAGTATCAGAAACTACAGCCGAAGGGCAATGGGTAGATTGTGATAATGTTAGATTTCGTTATGGAACTCCTGAAAAAATAGGTGGGTGGAATCAACTTGGTCCATCAAGTTCAAATGAATTAACAGGTGCAGGTAGGGGTTTACATCACTTTGTAAATAGTGCAGGAAGAAGATACGCTATCATAGGAACCAATAGAATACTGTATGCTTTTTCTGCTGGTGTATTCTATGACATACACCCGATAAAGACTACAACAACTCTTACTAGTGCATTTACCACGACCAACGGATCAGCAGCAGTCACACTTACTTTTAGTAGTTCACACAATATTAATGTTAATGACATACTTTTATTAGACAATTTTTCGTCTGCAACTAATTCAAATTTTGCTGCTTCAGATTTTGATGATAAAAAATTTATGGTTACATCTGTTCCAACTACAACTACTTTAACAATAACAATGCCTTCAAATGAGTCTGGTTCTGGAGCAACTACATCTGGAGGTATTAGGGTTCAACATTACTATCCTGTAGGAACAGCTGTTCAAGAAAAAGGTTATGGTTGGGGACTAGGAACATATGGAGGTTTAGATACAGGAGCTGTAACCACTACTTTAAATGGTGCCATTAACGCTTCCGCTACAACTATAGTTCTAACAAATGCTAGTCAGTTTCCTAACACAGGAACTAATTTTGTTTTAATAGGCACAGAACAAATATCTTACACAGGAATTACTTCAAACACTTTAACAGGAGTAACTAGAGGAGTTAGAGGAACCACTGCAGCAACCCATAGTGATGGTGCTACTATTACAAACTCTAGTGACTATGCAGCATGGAATCAACAAACATCTGAGGGACTTGCATTAGATCCAGGTATGTGGTCTATAGATAATTTTGGTAACAAAGCTATTTGTTTAATACACAATAGTGCTTGTTTTGAATGGGACTCTAGTGCAACAACTGCAACAACGACAAGAGCAACTATAATATCTGGTGCACCAACTGCATCAAGACACATGGTTGTATCAACGCCGGATCGTCACTTAGTATTTTTTGGAACAGAAACAACAATAGGTGATATAACAACACAAGATGATATGTTTATAAGATTCTCTGATCAAGAAGATATAAACACTTACGCACCCACTGCAACTAATACTGCCGGCACACAAAGATTAGCAGATGGATCACAAATTAGAGGAGCCATAAGAGGTAGAGATGCAATATACATTTGGACTGACACTTCTTTGTTTACACAACGTTTTGTTGGATCACCTTTTACATTTGCATTTGCACAAGTAGGAACTAACTGTGGACTTGTTGGACAAAACGCGTGCGTAGAAGTTGATGGTGCTGCTTATTGGATGTCTGAAAATGGTTTCTTTAGATATGCCGGTAAACTAGAATCACTACCTTGTTTGGTAGAGGATCACGTATACAATGATATAAATTTAGAGTCTGGTAATCAAATGGTATCTGCTGGATTAAATAATTTATATGGAGAAGTTATGTGGTTTTATCCATCTCTTACCTCAAACGTTGTTAACAGAATGGTGGCATATAATTATTTTGATTCTTCACCTCAAAGACCTGTGTGGACAAACGGAACATTAGCTAGAACGATGTGGAAAGATTCCGCAGTATATGGAACACCACATGCTTTAGAGTATGATGCTAGCACTGATACATCTTTTGATGTAGTGGGTAATACTGAAGGTAGAACTTCATACTATGAACACGAAGTAGGAACAGATCAGAATAGAAACGGAACAATATCTGCAATAACTGCAAATATATCTTCTGGAGATTTTGACATAAGTCAAAGAAGAAGTGCATTGGGTCAATCAACAGGCACAGCTGATCTTAGAGGCGATGGTGAGTTTATTATGAAGATAAGAAGATTTATACCAGACTTTATTTCTCAAACAGGTAATACACAAGTAACATTAGAATTAAGAAATTTTCCTAACGATTCTCAATCTGGTTCTGCTCTTGGTCCTTTTACTGTTTCATCATCTACAACTAAAGTTGATACTCGTGCAAGAGCTAGAGCTATTGCTTTAAAAATAGAAAATACCTCTAGTGACCAAAGTTGGAAACTAGGAACGTTTAGATTAGACATACAACCAGACGGTAGAAGATAATGGCTAAAATAGTACAAATTATAACTAGACCTGCAAGAGAATATGACTATACCATTGCAGAAGCTCAAGCTAGGGATCTTGATGCAATTGTAGAAAAATTAAATACTACGTATCAACAAGACTTAAAAGAGGAGGTAGAAGCGTTTAACTTCTTCATGAATTAATGGCAAATAGTTTTATAAATAAAAAAGTAGATTTAACAACTACTGATCTAACAACTGTATATACAGTGCCCACAGCTAGAACCGCTGTAATAAAATCAATACTTGTATCTGAGGATGCTGGGTCAGGAAGCACTATAACAATAACACTAGTAGACTCTAGTAGTAACATATTTAATTTATTTAAAGATAAGGCTATTGCCTCTAAAGCAACAACAGAACTTCTATCTCAACCTCTTATTATGGAGGAGAGTGAGATATTAAAAGTACAAGCTGCTGACGCAAATGAACTTCATGTCATAGCTTCAATATTAGAAATCAAACCAAGAGAGGTAACAGCATAATGAATACAGTAAAACCAACAAGAATAATAGAAGAGATATCTAACAAGAAAACAGGCGAAAAATACATGAGTGATAAAGAGTGGAAATCTAAAGGAATATCAGAAGAGGATATTCAAAGAGATGTAACGGTAATTATGCCTCCACTTGATTTATTCCCTAAAACAAAATAGAACAGTAAAATGGCAATAACTAGAGCACAACAGGTAAAACAAATGTTACAAGACGGTGGACGTATAGGATACAAAGTCGGTGGTAAGAAAGGTAATACTGGAAAAGCTAGTCAGGTTTCAAGTGAGTTTAATAACCCAAGTGCAAACAGAGTAGCAGCTGCAACTAATATTAAAAGTATGCAAGATGCTCTTGGAACAAAAGGTAGTATAAGTAAACAACAACAAGATGCTAGGGATAGATTAAGAGATCAGAGACAAGGTGCTAACGAAACTATAAGACAACAAAGAGAAGACGCTGTAATAGGACGTGGACCTTATGAATTAGAAAACAAAGATTTAAGTTTTGTAGAAAGAATGAATAGATTTGGAGCACAAAAATTTACAAATCTTAGAAAAAACACATTAAGAAATTTAATTGATTACATTGGTGGTGGTAGACAATTTAAATATCCTGTTGGATCTATATACACAGATTTAACAGGTAAAGGTTTAAATATGGCCATAGAAGATTATCTTGATCTTGAAGGTGTTTCTCCTTCACAATTATCGGCTATGTTTGGACAAGATATAATTGGAACTCCAGATGAACAAAAAATAAGAGATATATCAAAAGTTTTAGGACAAGACGTTATAACTCAAAGTGAGTTTGAACAGTTTTATCCAAATATGAATGTACCCGACGATAGAGGAGGTCCCGATCAACAAGAAACAGATCCATGTAAAGGACCTAACCCACCAGCATATTGTTTTGCAAATCAAGATCCAACTGACCCAAATCAAACAACAGATGTTTTTGCTGGAATTGCTCCAAGATTTTCGGGCTCTATATTTGATTTTGATAAATTAAGAAGAGAGCAAGAAGAAGAAGAACAGTCAGCAGCGGATGGCGGACGAATAGGTGCTATGGAAGGTGGGATCATGGACCTTGAAACAGGAAGACAAATGTATTTCTTAGGTAAACTAGTTAAGAAAGCTACTAGAGCAATTAAAAAAATTACTAAATCACCAATAGGTAAAGCTGCAATACTAGGAGGTGCTTTATATTTTGGTGGCGGTGGTGGATTACCAAAACTTTTAGGTGGTAAGGGTTTAGGTGGTTTTTCTGCAAAAACTTTTTTTAGTAAAGCAAACCCACTATTATTTTCAGAAGGTAAATTAAGCATGGGTAAACTAGCTGGATTATCTGCTATCTCTCCTTTTTTATTTCAAGAGGAAGAAGAGGAGGATACATACAAAGGACCTGATATAGACATAGCTAATATCAGAGCTAATCCATATAATTTTATAGCACCTAGATTTGCAGCTGATGGCGGCTTAATGAGAATGGGTTATCAAGAAGGCTCCAAAGAACCTGTAGCTAAAAAGACTATGCCACTATTAGATATGGATGGTAAAGAAATGGACCTTAGAGATAATGGTGGGTTCGTGCCAATAGGTAGAATGGAAAAGGCTGACGATGTGCCTGCAAGATTATCTAAAAATGAATTTGTATTTACAGCTGATGCTGTAAGAAATGCTGGTGACGGAAATGTGGACAAAGGCGCAGAAGTTATGTATAACATGATGAAGAACCTCGAGTCCGGAGGTGACGTATCTGAAGAATCGCAAGGATTACAAGGCGCAAGAGACATGTTTCAAACATCTAAAAGATTAGAGGAAGTATTATAATGGCAACAGAAACCACAGTAACAAGACCAGCACCTTTTGTAGAAAAATTAGGAGAAGATCTAGCAACACAGGTTGTAGCACAAACAGGTATACCTTTAGTTACAACTGGCATAGGAGGTTTATCAAAACAACCAGGTGAAACAGATGCAGGGTTTCAAGCAAGACAAGATGCTGCAAGAGCATTTACATTAAGACAACAAAATTTAACAGGACTTGCGCCACAAGTAGCTGGTCAAACTGCATTACAACAACAAGCACAAACTTTAGCACAACAAGGTGTAGGTTCTTTTCAACCCTTTTTATCCTCTGCACAACAAGAAGCACAACTGGCTAGTGGATTAGGAACCGCGGCTCTTGGAGGATTAGGAACAGCAAGTCAAACTATAGCAGGAGGACTTGGAACTTTAGGAACTGCAGGACAAGAATTAAGTGGAGCAGGAACTGCATTAGGCACAGCTGGCACTACAATAGGTGGAGTTCCATTAGGAGCACAAGCTTTTCAACAAGACGTATCTCAATTTATGTCACCATATCAATCACAAGTGATTGATGCATCTTTAGCAGAATTTGATCGTAACAAAGCAATACAAGAACAACAGATAAGAGATCAACAAACCGCTTTGGGTGCGCTCGGCAGTGGTCGAGCGGGAGTGCAACTCGCTGAGTTTGGCACAGGGGCAGCGAGAGAACGAGCTTTACTACAAGCAGGACTCTTGCAGCAAGGTTTTCAGCAAGCGCAAGGTGCGAGACAACAAGACATTGCCAATAGATTTGGTTTAGGTCAAGCACAATCAGGACTTGCTGGACAGCAAGCGGCATTTGCAGGACAAAGAGCAGGATTAGGACAGGCACAAGCAGGTATTGGAGGGCAACAAGCTGGTTTAGCACAAGGAATACAAAGTTTAGGTCAGTTTAGATCAGGATTAGCAGGGCAACAAGCAGCTTTAGGTGCTCAACAACAATCATTACAAGGAACAGATATTACACGTTTAGGTCAGTTGGGCGCACTGAACCAAGCGCAAGCTCAAGCTCAACTTGATGCACAAAGAGAAGCAACAAGACAAGCAGCATTCCAACCACAAGAACAATTGGATAGATATGCAGCTCAAGTTGCAGGAATTATGGGTGGTTATCCTGGACAAACACAATCAACAAATATACCTAACCCAACACCGTTACAAACAGCGTTAGGTGTTGGTACAACAATTGCAGGAATATACACAGGATTTAATCCACCAGTACAAAGGTTTCAAAACGTAGGACAATAATGAACAGAGTATTAAAAAGACCAATGTTTAGAATGGGTGGTGCAGCAGAAGGCATTACATCAGGATTAGATAGACCTGGATATGCTTCAGGCACGCCTAAGTATGGAATGGGCCAAGGTGATATGTCTAATATCAGTGGTATATTTCCACCAAGAGCAACATTTGCATCCGATATGATTGCAGCAAACAAATTAAGAAACGCACCACAAAAAGCAGCGTTTGATAAAGAAGCAGATGCAAGAGCTAGAATAGATGCACTTAACAAATTTGCACCAAGAGCAGTCACACCTTTTGGACCAGGTAGTCTTTCAGGTTTTTTAACAAGCACAGGATTAAATTTATTATCTGCAACACCAAGAGGTAATATATTTGCTACAGCTGCAGGAGCTGCAAAAGAACCTTTTGATGCATTTAGAACTGCAAAAGGAGCAGAAGCTGCTGAAGATAGAGCGCTAGCAATAGCTGCTTTAAGAGAGGCTACAACAAGAGGAGAAACTTTAGCAGACACAGAGGCTGCATTAGCAGCAAAAAAAGAACAGACTCAAGCTTTAATTGATGCAGATATAGAATTAGTGGATAAAGAACACGCAAATAAAATAGAAGAGTTAAGAGAAGAGGCAAGATTAGAAGGACCCGATTCTACAACATATTCAAAAAAACAAGCAGCTGACGCTTATGAAGCAACGTTTGCAACTCAAATAAATGACTTAGATAGTCTCATAGCAAGCACGACAGGAGATCAAAGAAAAGAATACGAACTACAAAAAGCTGGGTTGGTAAATAAAATAATTGAGGGTCAACGAGCTATTTATTTAGGTAAAAAATCAAATGATGAATTTGCTAGAGAAGTAATTATAAAAGTATTAGAAGGATTTAAAGCTGGTGGTGAACTAGAAGATCAAACAGGAATTTCAAATGCTTTCAATGCAATAGCAACTTTCTATCCTAACTACAAAGCATTATTAGGACCTGATTTTGTTTTACCAGAAGCAAAAGCAGAGGGTGGACGTATAGGTTACAGAGAAGGTAGTTTTACTGCCCCAACGGCATCTGTTCAAACTGAGGCCTCTCAAACACAAGATTTAAGTTTTTCAGAATTAAGATCTAGATTACCTAACTCTATAGGTGATGATATTGTAACTGTATTATCTAATAGTAAACAAGCATTATTAGATTTTGCAAACATAAGAGATCAAAGAGATGTTGAAGAATTTAACCAAAGATACAATTTGAATTTGACAATACCACAGGAGGGTTAACATGGAGCCCTTTAAGCCAGGCAAAGACGCACAAATAGAAGCCGACGAAATCTTAAAATCAATAGAAAATACTTTAAATAAAAAAAAGAAACCTGTTAAATTTACTATGAGAGGTTTAACTAACCTAATAGATATTGAAGGCTCTAACCCTCTTCTCTTAATACCTGGTATCAAAGAAAAAGTAAACAAGTACAAAGAAAAACCAACAGAAGACAACTACATAGATTTTTTTGAAGATATAGAAAAAGGTTTAAAAGGAGGTTTTCAAGATTTAGGTTATGGTATAGGTGATTTAATTACATCTGGTATAGATGCTGCAATAGACACAGATCTTTCAGAAAAATTAGATGAAATTTATGAAAAAAATAAATTAGAAGATCCTGAAACTTTAACAGGAGAAATAACAAAAGTTCTTACACAATACGGTATACCCGGTGGAGCTGCGTTTAAAATTTTAAACAGATTTAAAATATTTCAAAGAAGTAGAAAATTAGCAGACACAGGAACTAAATTACAAAAAGTATCACAAATAGCAAAGAGAGCAGGATATATGTCAGCTGCTTTAGCTGCGACTGATTTTGTTGCGTCTACACCAGACAAAGAAACTTTTTTTGTTGAAGAGGAAAAAACAGATGATCTACAAGGTAGAGATTTAGCTCTAGCTAAATTAAGAAACAGAATTAGATTTGGTACAGAGGGTGCATTACTAGGAGGTGGTTTTTCTTTAATGGGTAAACCAATGGCTCTTGGTTTTAAATACGGTTTATTTAAACCTGGTGCAAAGGTTGCAGGTATTGGTCTTAAAGCAGTAGACAAGGCTGTTGTAACACCAATCACGTACCTTGGATCAAAAGCGATAACACCTGCTGTTGGAAAAGCGTTAAGAAACGCAAGTGCGTATACTATTGATAAAGCATTAGCACCACTAAAAGTTGGAACCGGAGCAAAACAATTACCAGAGTTTTCACAATGGAGATTATTTTCTAAAGATAGTAGAGATCCACTACAAAGAAGATTAAAAACGTTAGATAATTTTTTATCTAGATTTAGGTCTTTAGGTAAACAAACAGGCCTTGGTTATCAAATATCATCAGAAGCTAGAAGAAAAATAAAATCTCAAAGCAGAGTGATAGAAAAATATTTAGAATCAATTGAAAAAAAAGCATATAATTTAGCTAAAGATTTTCAAACACAATATAATACAAAAACAGTATCACCAGCTAGTCAAGATTATTATTTAGATAAAGTTTTAGGTTTTTTAAAAGGTAATATTAAAAAAAATTCTTTGCCTAAAGAATTACAAGGTAGTGCAGAATCATTAAACAAAGAACTTTTACAAATAAAAGATAAGTTTGCTAACCTTCTTCCTGCGGGAGATCTTAAAAATTTTATGTTAAATAACGTAAAAACGTACATGAGACAATCTTTTGGTGTTTTTACAAATCCAAACTATCAACCAGATAAAAAAGTATTTGATGGAGCAGCTAATTATATTGCAAAAAATGTTGTAGATAAGAACAAAGACTTAAGAGAGGAAGCTCTTAAAACATTAAAAACAGGTAAGATGACAAATCAACAAGCTATTACAGAATACGCAGAGTCATTAACAGATAAAATATTAAAAGCAGCTAAACAAGATGGCGCGGACCCTTTAAAACAATTACAAACTATTTCTAAAGAAACTTTACGGTCAGATAAATTAATTAGAACTGGAGAAGAATTACCCGATGCAATAAGAAGATTGTTAGGAGAAGAAGATAATTTAAAAGCATCAGTGCTAACAACTACATCACATGCAATAACACATGCTGTTAATAAACAAAGTTTTGATAAATTAGCAAAGATAGGTTTAGAAGAGGGTTGGTTATTTAAAACAAAAGCAGCAGCTGATGCTAAAAGATTTTTTGATTCTGATAAAATAGGTGACGTAAAAAGTTTAGGGTTGTTGAAAAGTGAAATGAATAAACTACATGCAACACCTGAACTATTGGATATATTTAGAAACACTAGAAAAGGTTTAGATACTTGGATACAAAATGGCGTATATAGAAATGTATTACAATTAAAAGTTGCGGCTCAATACGGTAAAACAGTATTATCACCAGTAACACAGGTTCGTAACGTAAGTTCTGCAAGTTTATTTCCACTAGCAAACGGACACATTGGTGGTAGAGCTTCAGTGTCTGAAGCTTTAAAAATGACCATTGATGATATATTTGGTGCAGGGAAAGTTATAGATGAAGATACATTTATTAAAAATATAGAAAATAAAATACGTCTTGGTGTTATTGATGAAAATATTGTAGCATCAGAATTAAAAGCTGTTCTTCAAGAAATAAAAAATACAAAAGGTCTAACCAGCATGGATAAAATTATTAGATCTTTATCCGATGGTAAATTTGCTTTTGATAACACTGCTCTTAAAAAAACAGGGGAAGTGGTCAGTAAGTTTGGTAAAGGAGCTGCCAGAGTTTATGCAGGGGGTGATAATCTTTGGAAATGGTATGGTCATGAGTATGTAAAATCACAACTAAGAGGCATGTATAATAAAACTTCTGACATAGCTAAATGGACTAGAGAAATAGTTGGTAGAAATTATGATCCAAAAGACACTTTTACAGGTAAATTAAAAACTTTTGATGATGCTGTTGATGAAGCTGCAGCATGGTATATTAGAAATACATATCCGACATATAGTAAAGTTCCTAAATTTATACAAAGTTTAAGACAATTACCTTTTGGTAACTTTGTATCGTTTCCTGCGGAGATGATTAGAACAACTACAAACATAGTATCTATAGGTTTAAAAGAAGCTACGTCCTCAGATCCTAAATTAAGACAAATGGGTTTAAGAAGATTATTAGGTGCTTACGTAACTTTAGCGGGAACAGGTCAAGCTGTTGGTAAGATATCAAATACATTAACAGGTGTTACTATGGAAGAGATAGAAGCTTATAAAAGAAGTTTGTCAGCTCCGTGGGAAAAAAGAGCACAAATTATTCCAATAAATAAATGGAAAGAGGGTGTGGGTAAAGCGATTAATTTTTCTTACTTTAGTCCATATGAAGTAATTACAAAACCGATTGAAGCAGCATTTAAACAATGGCAGGAAGGAACTGTAAGAGGAGATGGGATAGGTAAACAATTATTTACACAACTATTTGGTCAAGATGGACCTATAAGAACAATACTGTCTCCGTTTATATCACAACCAATTGCATTAGAAAGATTTACTGACGTTCTTCCAGCAGAGATAGGTCTTGGTAATAGAGGTGGTGTAACTAAAACAGGATCTAAAGTTTACGTTGATACAGATAGTGATGGTGACAAAGTAGCAAAAAGTTTTGTGCATATATTAAAAGGTATAGAACCAGGAGCTGTAACCACTGGTAGAAAATTAGTGCAAGGTTTACAACAAGATATAGCAAAAGGTGGTAAACCAGTTAATCTTCAGGATGAAGTATTGGCTTTATTATCTGGTATAAGAATTATAAATGTAGATGTGCCAAGAACTATGGAATACAAAATAACAGACTACAATAAAAAAGCTAGAAGTGTCACGGCAACAGAAAAATTTTTTAGTCTACAAGATTTTAGACAAAGGGGACCGGATGTTTTAGCAGAAGAGTTTAAAAAAATACAAGAAGAAAAATTAAGAGTTAATCAAGACTTTCATCAAATTTTAAAAGATGCACAAATTATGGGTGTAGACGCTAGAGTTTTAAAAAAAATTATGAGAAAAAGAAATATATCCGCAAAAGATGCAAACTTTTTATTGAAAGGTAAAAACATTCCTTATACTGGTTACGAAACGCGTATGAAGAAAAGAGTTAAAGAAGCAGAGAAAGTTGCAAAAGATAGAGGAGTTGAGATTAATAAAGAGTATTTTTATCCTAAAAGATTATTTAAAGATATTATAAGACAATATAAAAAAATACCTCTAATGAGAGAGACTGAAACAGAAGAAGAGACTACAGAACCAAATATTATAGAAAGAGGAATAGACAGAGCTAAAGATTTATTTAGCGAAGCGCCAATACAAACACCACCATTAGGTAACACACCTATGCCTATCGTGCAAACAGCGAGAGCAAATGTGAATCCAAATACTAACTTGACACGTACACAGACTGCGTTACTATCACCAGAAGAACAGGTTATTGCTAGTAGGAGAACTTAATGAAAAAATCTGCACTACAAAAAATAGAAGATCACGAAAAACTTTGCAGAATAATGCAAAAGCAAACGTTTGATCAAATAAAAGAAGTTAAAGAACGTATTGCACGTATGGAAAAAATGATAGTAGGTGGTGCCATAGGTATAATTATTGCTTTAATATTAAATA